CGTGGACCAGCTTCCGTGAGGTGGCTGACTCCGTGGGCTGTGAGCTGTTCTGTGACGCTGCCGGGACCTTCCGGCTGGTAGATATCCCGGACCCCCTCAACGTGGCTGTGACGCCCGTCTGGGACGTGTCAGCGGGTGAAGCCGGAGTCATGGTCAGCGCCAACATGGAACTGACGGCGGATGGCGTCTACAACCGGGTGATCGTTACCGGGGAGAACAGCGCTGACAACAAGCCTGCCGTCCGGGGCACGGCCACCATCACCAGCACCAGTGACCCGCTGTACTACGGCGGTCCGTACGGCAAGGTGACGAAGGCTTACAGCTCTTCCCTGGTGACCACCACGAACCAGGCTCAGGCGACGGCTAACGCCTTGCTGGCGAAGTACCGGGCACCCAACCGCACGGTGACTCTGGAAGCCGTCCCGAATGCCGCGCTAGACGCTGGCGACCGTATCCGCGTGAACTACGGGGCTGCCGCCCTGCCTGAGATTCACGTGGTCCATAGCTTCTCCATCCCGCTGAGCGTGGGCAATGGGGGCTTCACTATCAACACCGTGAGCGGGAAGGCGGACGAATCCTCATGAGCGGACTAGATGGCCTTCTGAACGCGTCTGTGGATGCCGTGAAGCGGTCTGGTGTCCTTGAGTCCAACGCGTTTATGGCTACGGTCAGCGTGGTCAACTCAGATGGCACCGTTGACGTAACCAGGGCTGGCGACACCTACCCCAGCGTGCGCGTGCTGTCCAGCTACCAGGCCCCTGCCGTGGGGCACAGCGTTGAGCTATTGCGCTCCGCTGGTGGGTGGGTCTGTATCGGTTCTCTGCGGACCACCACAACCCCCAGGATTCAGACCGGTTCGGCCACAACCCCCACTTCGGGCGGTACCACGGGCACATGGACAGCGGTAAGCGTGACGTTCCCGAAGGCGTTTGCCAGCACCCCCACCGTGGTTGCAACGCCTATCTCTTCGGTCAGTTCCGGGGGTACTGAACTGAACTGGTCCGTGGCCAGCGTAAGCACCATGGCATTTGAACTTCGGTCCCGCCGGACCACTGACAGCGTGACCACCTTCGGGTGGATTGCCACTGACTACTAAGGAGACCCACCCATGCCGCTAACTGACTCCTACGGGCAGGGCGTTACGTACCCCACCCTGACTGACAAGCCCAACGCTCAGACCCTGGGGCAGGGCATTGTTGACGGGCTTACCCCGAAGGTTGTGATGACCTTCGCTTCCGCTGTGGTCCGTGGTGCCACTGTCAAGAAGCCGGTTGCCGGAATGGTGACGTGGCTCAAGGACATTGGGCGGCTGGACGTGTACGACGGTACGGCGTGGGTGGCCTTCGGGTACGGAACGAACACGTGGAAGAGCGTTGGCCTAGCGTCCGGCTGGACCAACAACGGCAACTCACAGGGCACCTTTCAGTACCGCGTTGTGAACATGTACGGCGAAGACACGATTATGTTTCGCGGCGGGATCAGCCGTAGCTCTTACCCCACTTCGCTGCCGTCTTACTTTGAGCTGAACACCACGGCGCTGCCGACGACTGCCCGCCCGGCTTCTCTGCGGACTATCTCTGTCCCGTGCTCTGACTCCGGGTCGGAGCGAATCACGCTCAAGATGGACATCACCACTACCGGATACCTACGCCTGTACGGCATCCAGACGAAGTCAACGCCTGCATGGGTTGGCTTTAACGGGTGCTTCACGTCCCTGTAGGCACTTCCGAAAATCCGTAAGTGATAGCCCCCGTGGACCTGGTCCCGGGGGCTTTCCACTCCCTAGTTACTACTGGGGGACTGTCTTCTATCGAAGGGAAAACCATGGCTTCTACCGCTGACGCGATGATTGCCGCCGCTTCCAAGGATGTTGGTTACAAGGAAGGGGCGAACAACGACACGAAGCATGGCAAGTGGTACGGCATGAACCACCAGCCGTGGTGTGACATGGCCGTTTCGCTGTGGGGTGACCAGTCGGGCAACGCTGATGTTGTCGGTCACTTCGCCTACTGCCCGTCGCATGTGAACTGGTTCAAGGCGCGTGGCCAGTGGGTCAGCAAGGGCAGCGCGGTCAAGAAGGGTGACATTGTCTTTTTCACCTGGGACGGTGGCCCGGTCGCTGACCATGTTGGCGTAGTCACGGCTGATGCTGCGGCTGGTGCTGACGTTAAGACCATTGAGGGCAACACGTCTTCGGGCACTGCCGGTTCTCAGGGCAACGGGGATGGTTGCTACCGGCGCACGCGTGGCCGGAACGTCATCCTTGGCTTCGGCCGTCCGGCGTACAAGAAGGCGGCTGTCCCGGCTAAGCCCACGGTTGATCTCTCTGAGGTCATCAAGGCCGCGAAGCTGGACCCGAAGGCCGCTCAGGGGCACCAGACCTACCCGGCTGGCGTGAAGCTAGTTGAGGCGGCGCTCAAGGCTGAGGGTTACCTAGCGGCGAAGTACGCGGGTGATGGCTCTTACGGGACCACCACCATTGAGGCGTACAAGAAGCACCAGAAGGCAATGGGGTACAGCGGCAAGGATGCTGACGGTATTCCGGGCACCACTTCGCTGACGCGCCTAGGCGCTAAGCATGGATTCAACGTCAAGCCGTAAGGGGCCCCGATGACTACGCCTGAAAGTGGGGGCGCGTGGGTGTCCAGTCGTGAGATTTACGACGAACTGAGGCGGCTTTCTGATGCCGTGATCCGGCTAGATGAGCGCCTATCGCTTGATGACACCCGGGAAGAGCTAGAAGCACTGGAAGGGCGCGTCACTTCGCTAGAACAGCGGGTGTGGCGTGCGTCCGGCGTGGCAGCGACCCTAGGGGCCCTGGTTGGCGTAGTCGTCCCGTTCCTGACCCGCTGACCTGCAATTATCACGGAGCGTTTTGCCGGCCGTGACTCTCTGTACATACGATTTTTCGGAGGTGGTCCATGGGTGATCACAGCACGCCTGATGCCGGGTGGCTGGACAAGGTAAGCCGGGCAGTGTCCTGGTTCGTCGCTAACCGGCGGAAGCTGTACGGCGTGGCAATAGTGGTGATCCCGCTAGCGTCGCGCTATGTGCCTGGCTTCCCGGCTGATGCCCTTCTTGACGCCTGCAAGGTGTTCCTAGGGGGCTAGGCATTCGACTCACTCACTCTCTCCCGAAGGGCAATCCCCGGACGGAGAGAGTGAATATGAGCTACCAGAACATTGCCTTTATCGGTAAGGCCCGGAGCGGAAAGGACACGGCCGGTTTGCGGCTGGTCCAGCGCTGGGCATTTACCCGGCTTGCGTTCGCTGACCCCCTCAAGCGGATGGCGCTGCAAGTCAATCCGTACATCCCTACCGGCTATGGCGTCAGCGTCCGGCTTGAGTCCCTGATTGCTGACGTTGGTTGGGACTACGCGAAGGAGAATTACCCGGAAGTCCGCCGGACGCTCCAACACATGGGTCAGACCGTGCGTGAGCTTGACCCTGACTTCTGGGTGCGCGTGCTGATGGAGAAGGTCAGCGCTGCCGACGGATGGAACATGCCGGTTGTGGTGACTGACTGCCGGTACGGGAACGAAGCCGAAGCGCTCAAGGCGGCTGGCTTCATCCTGGTCCGCATCAAGCGCCCTGACCTTGTGAGCACTGACACACACGACAGTGAGAACGATCTGAACGCCTTCCCGGCGGATGAGACCCTGATCAACGGCGGCAGCGTCTTTGATCTGCACACGGTGACTGATCTCCTTGTGAGACAGCGCTGAACGAAGCCCCCTGGTGAGCCCTGACCGGCTTGCTGGGGGGCTTTTTGCGTTGGGTCACCTCCGAAAAATCGTAGGTGGGGGTTGCGCCGGGGGTGCGGCATGCGCTTAGCTGGGCACACAACAACAGCAACGAAGGAGCGGTCAGGATGAACATCACGGTCACGGAGAACAGCGGCAAGCACTTCGGTCAGGTCCGCGAAGGTGACCGCATCCTGTTCGCCACCCCGGGCTACTACACGGCTGGCATGGCGCTCAAGTCCGCTGAGTGCTGGGCAGCCTTCCACGGAAAGGGCACTGACATGGGCAAGGTCACGGTTGACCTGGGTGAGGTCTACACGGCGCGCGGGGGTGGTCCTTCGGGCCTTGAGTACCGGGACGTACCGGCTGAGCGCCTGGCAGCGGTTGTGGCTCAGGCGTATGAGTTCGGGCTGACCGTTGAGGTCAGGACCAACACGCACGGCACGGCGTACATTCAGGTGAGCGACGGCAAGGGCTCTTCGTACGGGCAGTACCACGTTGGCGCTGTGTTCTCTGACTGGGCGCTGAACCGGCGTTGGAACGAAGCCGCCTGACCACCTCCGAAAATCCGTAGGGTGTCGGGACTTGCAACCAGGTCCCGACACCCCCCATACTGATCACGCAAGCACACAACGAAGGGGCGGGGACATGGACACCATGGTCAACATTCAGCTCAGGACCGGCAAGATTCACGCGGCCCGGAAGCACCAGGGTTACATGTCCCTTCCCATCTGTGGCGGCAACCGCGCGGCTGAGGGCTACCGGGAAGTGCGCGGTGACGTGAACTGCGCGAACTGCCTCAAGGCGCTGGCGAAGGCTGCCGAAGAGACCACCTACGAAAATTCGGAAGTGGCAGACACGGACGCCCCGGAGTCTGCTAATGTTCCGTCTGTCAGCAACACCAACGGAAACACGGGAGAGACCATGGCTGAGAAGACCGCCGCGAAGCTGGACGTCAACACGGAGGATGGCAAGGCTGCCCTTGAGCAGATTGACGCCAACATTGAGCGTGCCCGGTCTCTGGCTGAGGCGGAGAACGTTGAGGGGCTGGCGGAGTTGAAGGAGGAGACGGAGACCATCATCAGCGCGCTGAGCGGCAAGGACTCCATCAAGGCCAAGAAGGAGAAGCGCAACCAGTGGGCCGAAGCCGCCACCCTGGTTGAGAAGCCGAAGGCCAAGGAGGTTGCCAAGAAGGCGGCTGAGGGCGTGGTTGTTCAGAAGGCGTGGGACCAGTACGAAGGCACTCAGGAGCTTGCAGCCATGGGCGCTGAGAAGCTGGCTGAGGGCGTCCGCCTGAACCTCAAGGCTTCCAACGTGGCCATGGAAGTTGCGGCCGTCGCCTTCGACATGGTCACTCGCATCCCCAACAAGGATGACAACCCTGACCTGATGGTTGCTTCGGACGCTGCCAAGAAGGCAGGCACGGCGCTCATCAAGATGGCCGGTGAGGGCTTCGAACACACCTGGGACAATGAGCAGGCGCTCAAGAAGCTGACGCGCTCGGTTCAGGACTACCGCTCTGACGTCCGTGCCGCGTGGCTTCGGTCGCTGGATGAGGACACGGAAGAGGCAGCGGAGCGCCGGGCCCGGGTGGCGAAGGTGCTTGAGGGCAAGCCGGAAGATGTCCCCGCGTCTGAGTTCGTCGCTAAGGCGTACGGCACGTCGACCATCGGTCAGTCTGAGCGCAAGCGCCTTGCCTACCAGGAAAAGCAGAAGGCCAAGGAGCTTGAGGCCGCTGGTGGTGCCGGTGAGGGTGCCGGTGAGGGCGGCGAAGGCGAAGGGGAGGGCGCTGGCGAGACCACGGCGGACACCACCACGCCGGATGAGCGCGTGACGAAGCTGGCTGACAAGCTCCTCAAGGACATTGGGACTGGCAACCCGGATGACTTCGAGAACGCCACGGACGCCACGAAGGAAGCGGCGCGCAAGAAGCTGGAAGAGGCCAAGAAGGCCATCACGGCCATGATTGCCGCCACGCTGTAAGGCACCACAGACCGGAAGGCCCCAGGTTCCCCCAGGACCCGGGGCCTTCCCGCGTTGTCACCTCCGAAAATCCGTAAGTGGCATTCGACTCCCTAGGGGGAACGTTATGACCGCGAACGAAGACCAGCCCACCATGTGTCATGTCTGCCGGTACGTCCGGCCCATGAGGCTGATGAAGGTGGATGAGACCACGCGCACGCTGTTCCATGACCCCAGTTGCCCGCTGCCTGGTGGCCTGATGGTCTGTGACGCTGTGCCCTGTGGCAGCACGGAAGGAGCAACGGCACGGGTGGCCCGGGGGGCTGTGGTTATCCCTGTGGAGCCCTGAGCGCCTGTCTGAGCGCCTTCTAGCCCCGTCTGGCCCCAGTGGTCGGACGGGGCTTTCTCATGCCGTCTGAGGGGCGTACAGCGGCGCATGTAGGAGGTGGAACGCCAACCCCACAGCGCTGAACCCCTGACCAGCCAAAATGTAGGAATGTAGTTTCTGTACCACTCTCGATAATCACTAAGGGTTTCTATAGAGATTCCCGGTCCTGGTTCAGTTCCTACATTCCTACACACGGTCCTTCGACTCACTAGACCCACCCTGACGACGATGAAGGGTGAGGACATGGCGAAGGTCAAGAATGATGAGAAGGGCGGCAGCCGGGTCTACTTCCGGTTGACCGACCCTGAGAAGCGCTACCCCAGCGTGACCACCACAGTGGACATGTTGCCTAAGAAGTTCCTGACGCGCTGGTACGCGAACATGGCGGCTGAGCTTGCCCTAGACAGCATTGACTACCTACAGCGCATGGCGGACCGGGACCGGGGCGGCGCTAAGAAGTGGGTTGCCGGGGCAGCGTGGCGGTACACCAACGACCGGGGCAAGATTGGCAGCAAGGCCCATGACCTGTTTGAGCGCATGATGCGCGGGCAGCGAATCGGGCGGCTGCACCCGGACATGGTCCCGTATCACGCCATGTTCGCTGAGTTCATGGCCACCGTGAAGCCGGTCCTTGTGCGTGCCGAAGACGTGGCCTGGTCCGACACCTACCAGTACGCCGGTTCATTCGACGCGTGGCTACGGTTGCGCGTGGTGCTCAACGACGATGGCACATGGACGCTGGACCCGGACAACGTCAGCG